GTCGTCACATGGATTAAATATGTTATTGGCGTCTCAATAGTCGGAACAGTGTTATCGATAATTTATTACGCATATAACATACATTTTCATGGTAATGACGCTAATGATATTAGGACATCATTGGGAACCATGGGTGATTATTTTGGAGGATTACTCAATTCGTTCTATGGTTTTTTTGGGTTAATGGCATTATTGGTTACAATCATTATTCAATCTAATGCTATGAAAGAGGCAAGGGAAGAATCCATCAATGCGAGAGAAGAAGCGTTGAATTCTAGAAAGTATGCCGAAAAGTATGCTGATGCATTAATTTCTCAGGTTGAGCATATGAAGACGGAGTCTAGGAAAGATGAATTATACAAAATGATACTTTTTGTTAGCTCAGAAGTTGAAGTAATTTTAGATGAGAAGTGGAAGCCAGAAAGGCAGACCATCTCCCAGGACAGCATCCCGAAGATTAGGGATTATTTCGAAAGTCTAGAGGGAACTGATTTAATCCCTAAATTCGATAGAGGTGATTTATCGCTCTTATATTTTCTAAAACTCAGTATTAGGCTGGGAGAATTGCGTAATTTTTTACAAAAATTCAGAGGCGACGATTCTGAAAATCCTGTTTTTAATTATTTTTATAATCGATATGGAGAAATTGCCAGTTATCTCATGTCAAAAGGATATCCTGTACAAGAGTTTATCGATTATTCTACGTTTGACTCGTCAACGAAACACTAACCCACCTCTTACACCGGCACTTAGCCTCCATCACTGGAAACACTCTCACGACGCGGGCGGTGATCACCTCGCCATCAAAGATCACTCGCCCGCATTCGCACTGCACCACTTGCGGTTTCTGCTGTAGCTGAACCACTGCGTTCAAAGGATTGCCCCTTTTGGCAAACGAGTCTCGGCCCCTTCCTTGAGCGGCTCACCTTTCTTGAGCGCCTCCTCGATCAAGGCAACCGCCTCCTCTTCGGTGTAGCCGATGGTGGGCGGCCCTTCGCCGAATCGTTTGATGTAGGCCTCGATGGCTTCCATTAAGTTCATTTTGCGATTTGCTCCAGTATCTCAACAAAGCGGTGCGCCAGGTCTGGCAGTTCTCGTGTGACGTAATCCCAAGCGGTGCGGTCTCCCCTGCCGTAGATATCGAACAGGTCGGCGAAGATCTCCGTCTCGGCGAAGCCCGGACGAGATAGATACTCTACAGAATGCCCCCATCCAATCTTGTTGTATGTAAGGGCCCCAAACAGATCGGCGAGATTGGTGTCACGCATGCGTATCACCTCGTCAATCATTCGCGACCTGCGCTCCTTGGCTGCGGCCGTCCTTGCTTCCAGAGACTTCCTTGCTGCGACGATGGTATCGAGTAGACCGCCGTTAAGGTCAGGAGTATAGCTCAATGCCCGGCCTATCTTCTTGCCGTCAGACTGTGCCCAGAAGTCGACATAGTGGCCATATTCATGCCGGTAAACATCATACTCAGAGAAAAATCCTAGCCTCGGCTGCATTGAGTTCCTGTCGAACACGATCCCGTTTCCTTGGAAATAGGATCCTCCTCTCGGCACTACCCTGATGCTGGATGGCTCTATCACTGTATCGATAACGGCGCGGATCACCGCCGGCGCATCGGCCACGGCGGTGTCGGCGTAGCTCTTGAAAGCAGCGATATCCATACCGAAGATCTGCGTTCCGTTGATCGTCTGTGCCGGTATCCTCTCGGCCTTGAAGGCATCGATGTCGATCCCCTGCTTGATGTAGCGCTCCTTGAGGACATTCCACGGAGTAGCGATCTGGTTTGCTTTTAATACATCGGCGCGCAGCGCGGAGGCCTTCTGCTGTGAGCCAAGAACAGCTGCCTGCATGTTCTTTGGTTGCCCCTTCAGCCAGGAGATGCGATCCGTTTTACCTAGCCGGTCGGTCTCGCTTATCTCGTCCCTGAACACGATCTCAGTGAAGCTGAGAGTGTTGGGATGTGCGGGCCATGGACAGGTATCTCGGCTGGGGTAGACACCTGGCCCGAGGCCGTAGAGGTTGGCTCGGGCGTGCATGTCACAGATGTCAGCATGCGGATGCGAAGGAGAGAGCAGAAAGCGCCAGCCGGCGAAGTCGGGATGCCCCTCCCCGCTGGCCATGTAGGCCTCGCCGTGGGCCCGGTTGATCTCGGTGCGGAACAGGCGCAGGGCATTTGCATAGGCGTTCCCCTCGCCGCTAAGCAGATCGGCGCCGATCTGTTTGGCGATGGTCTCGGCATCGGCCATGGCGGCACGTTGGGCGACGTCGGCAGGGACAGGCAGATCGCGCGACAGGAAATCCTGAGCGGTCTTGCTGGCGCTGTGCCCCTGAATGATGGCCGATTGTATTGCCTGAGTGATAGCCTCTTTGGTGCTGCGGTCGATGCGCCAAATTCGATCCGATAGTTGCAGGCCATCGTTTGCGGTAAACGTATGTGCCCAGCGCACCACGTCATCGGCCACAGAGGAGAGGTTCACCTCCCAGGCGTTGGCAGCAAAAGGCTTTACTCCGCTCTGCGCCGCTACCAGCAGATCGTTATCGAGGAGACCATTCCGGGCTTGCTGCAGTTTATGCAGGTGTCCATCGACATCATGAAGCAGCTGCTGCAGGACCTCCAGGCGCAGCGTAGAGTCACGCCCCGCGTAACTCATGATCGAGGCCGTAATCTCGTCATGGGCCTGCTGATAGATAGCCTCCAGCTCGGTGGCCATCTGTCGATCGAGCTTCACCATGTCACGCTGCGCTGCCGCGCTGGCGCGCTTGATGGCTGCCTTCTTGGCGGTGCGGTCGTTGGTGGCGAGGGCGTAGGTCATTTGTAGTGCCTGCCTATCACTATCAATATTTGCCGCCGCCAGTCCACGCCAGCGGCGGCTCGGCCGGTTACTTTCCTTCGGGACGCTTGTCGAGTCCCTGTGCGGCCAACAGTTCCGCCACGTCGTCGATGTGCAGGCAGTCGACCATGCAGGCGCCAGCCTGCGCGCTTATGGGTGCGATCATTCCATTGCAGTAGTCATTGCCTGGTGTCGCGCCGTGCAGCACACCGAGTGCGGTAATCTTCCCGCCGATCAACTGAACGATAACGTCGCCATTCTTTTCCTCGCGGCCATTTCTGTAATGCATGTTTAGCCCCTTTCATTTTTGCGCCGTGATTTGTCGTGTCACAGCTAACACGTTATTCATTTATGTGCTGATACTCGTCGCGCTCTCCCCTTTTGGCCTGTTGCCCGGTGTGATGCTGACGCGAGGTGTACCCGGCGACGGGTTGCCTCCAGTCTGGTCTCCCTCCGGATCCGGGTAGGGAGCGGTGCTCTTGGCCTCGGCGCTACGCTGCTCCAGTTCGCGTGATGGATTGAGCCCGGCGGTTTCCCAGACGGTCTGGCGGCTGGCGGCCATGGCCTGCAGTTTGAGGGCGCGATCGGCGGCCTGGTTGGGAGTTTCGGTGCGGCGTTCGGCGAAGCGGATCTCGAAGTCGAAATTGTCGGGGTTGATGCCGGCCAGCATCAGGTCGAGACGGAAGCCCATCTCGTAGGCCTGCGCGGCGGTGTCCTGCATGGCGTCGAGCTCGTCGAAAAAGTCTTGTTTGATGTCTTCGAGGATGTCGCGGGCGAGGCCTTCGGTGTAGCCGAATAGCCCCTTGGGTGCGGGCGCCCCTGAAAAGAAGGTATCGAGCAGATGAACCACGTCGGCGATCTGGTCTAGGTTGGCGTCTCCTTGTACGGCCTGCACGCTCCCCTTTTTGTTGCTGTAGTAGTTGGTGGTGATCTCCTTCTGGTCATCCTCGATCTGTGCGCGGTAATCCGCCAGCTCGTCGGTGGTGGCACCCTCCAGGAAGTGTGCGGTGCGCAGCGGGGCGCGCTCTCGCCTGCGGATCACCAGGTCCTCTTCAGTCATCATCAGTTTGCGCCAGACGGTGCGTGCTGAATCCATATAGGGGCGGCCGAGGCTGCCCATGTCGTCGTAGTTGTCAGGAGTGAGGCGCACCATGGTGAGCTGCCAGAGTGCGAAGGTGGCGAGCTTGACGCCTGTGGCCACGTCGTACTGGTCATAGGCCTGGGTGGGGTCGGCAAATATCCCGGTAGGGGTGACGCGCGGCAATAAGGTATCGGCCGGCATGCGGATAGCGGCTCCCACACGGTTGCCGGCATTGATGACCCATTGCAGGGGAAGATTCCCCTCCATCATCAGGCCACGCATGTGGGATTCCAGTTTCTCCATTTTGTCGAGCTGCAGGCGCCGTTCGAATTGATTCCACAGGGCGATCAGTCGCTTGTTGTCGGAGCTGGTTTTTATCTTCAGTCCGCCCTTCACGGCGGCACGCGATGTTCTGCCATGGATTCTCTTCACACGTGGATCGAGGCGATCCATTTCGCGAATATCCAGGATGGCCTGGCGCACATCCGGATCCACCCACATCACGCGGTAGAGGTATTTGATCCGGTTCTCTGGGGTGGTACGTGCACCTATTTCGCTGCCTCCTGGCTGGGGGGCTCCTGACTGACGCATGGCAGAGTCGATGACACTGGCGGGTAATGAGTCGGCCCCCATCAGGGCGCGGTATTTCGATTGAATGGTCTGGAGATTGGCCATGGAGAACCTCACGCGGGTTGTCTGGTTTCGCCGAGCAGCTGCTCGCGCTTCTTTTTGCCTAGCAGGACGGCGGTTTGAATGTTGACGATGCCGCGCGTCACCAGCCCCCACACGGCGGCCATGGCGGCGTCGAACAGGTCATCCCCCAGCTTGCGGTTCACCATCTTGTAGCTGGAATAGCTGGCCTTGGTGGTTTCGGCCTTGATGTTGGAGAGCTGGCGCACCAGGGCGCGCAGATCGGCGGTGTCGGGATCGAGCGGGTTGTTGTCATCGAGATAGGGGATCGCGGCCTGCTTGTTGTTGAACACCGAGCGCAACGCGGTGGCCATGGCGTGCTTGACCATCCCCTCGAAGCGGATCGGCGCGAATGGCCAGTGCGGCCAGGTGCTGGCCGTGCTGTCGCCATCACCGATGGTGCGCCGGTCGGTGCTGGTGAGGCCTTCGGCGTAGAGCTCGTCATTGAGCGCCGTCAGCATACCGATGCCGTAGGCGTCGCCATTGGCGAGGTCTGGCCGGAAGTAGCGCCAGTAGCCGCGGATGTCGTTCTTGACGATCGTCTCGTCGGTACCGGGCGGCCAGGTGCGGGCGAAGATGAAGCAGATGAAGTTGCCGATCTGTTCGGTCACCACGAAGGCATAGCGCGAGGACTGCGGATCCTCGCCGTGGCCGGAGTGGTCGTAGCCGAATGAGATCAGGCCGCGCCGCTTGTACTCCATGCCGGGCATCGGCTGCGCCATCTGGATGCCAGCCATCAACCCCACCTGCAAGGAGCGGCGCACCCACGCTTCCCAGATCAGGTTGCGCGCCTGCACGTTTTTGCAGAGCAGCTGGCGGATGTACTCATCCGGCGAGAGCTGATCGCGCATGTCCATGATGAACTGCTCGTTGAGGATGCCGAGCTCGATGCCGAGATAGGCGTCGACGGTGGGCAGCAGGTGGTACTTGCCGCTCTCGATCATGTCCACCAGGGTGTCAGCCCCCTTGAACACACCCGTGATGCGGATTTGCGGATCGTTTCGCGCCTCCTTGGATGCGCCGAGGCGACGGGTGGCGCCCATCATCAGCAGGAAGCGGGAGAACAGGCGCTCGCGGGGCATGTCATCCACTTCCTCGAGGGAGGCCGAGGTGAGATCGCCGCCGTCGACCTGCGCCATGATGCCGTAGGCACGGGCGATCGAGCGGTTGCCGAACTGGTAGTAGGTATCGGCGAGCTGAGTGCGGCCCGACTTGTGGGCCAGCCAGGCGGTGAGGATCTCCGAGCGTCGGATAGCATCGAGGTGATAGCCGAGATTCACCAGGCTTTGCGCCTCACGCGGGGCGACGATGCCCAGCTCCTGATCCGCGTTGGTGGCGTTGTGCTCGAGGAGATACATCTCCTTGACGGCGGTCTTGCCGGTGCGGCGGCAGGAGTTGTCGATGGTGTTGGTGTGCTGGTCCATCTCGATCATTTTGAGGACCTGCACCGAGTCGAGCTCCACGTTGTGCACATGCTTGTGCCAGAGCGCGTGGTCGCCCTTGTAGCGCATCACCTCCTGCTCGGCGATGCTCTGACGCTCCACGCGCACGCTGGATGAGACGCGCTCAGCCATCGCCGTCTCCGCTTTGCTGGTGCTCTATCAGCACCGGGTCGCGGGCGATGCGCGACTGGCTGCGGGATATCTGGTCTTTCAGCTGCTCCAGGGCATGCGTCTGGCGGCGCTGGTAGTCCAGGGCTGTGTCCTTCTGGGGGTTCTGTCCGTCGAGATAGCCCTGCATCTGCTTCTCTTCTGTGACCTGTTTCGGGGTCATGTTGAGATCGGCGAGGGTCATGGAGTTCTTGGAGAGGAAGTCTCCCAGTGTCTTGAGCAAGGGGTGAGCGTTGATCTCATAAATCATCCGCCGTTCACCTTCGCTGTCGTAGTACTCCGCCAGGTGGAAAACTCCGTCCTTGTCGTAATACCAGGCCGGCGTCTTGAGCTGCACCCCTTCGGAGATGATCGCCAGGATGATGTCATCGATGATCGCCTGCACCATCGCCTGGGTGCGGGCCCGCAGATCGTTGAGCATGCGCGGGTCGCCAGTCTCAAAGGCGATCTGGTGCTGCAGCAGCAGCTCGGTGCGTTTGAGACAGGCGCCAGTGTCGTAACAGGCCCATGTCTCCAGGTGCTCGCAGCCGGTGCAATGTGGGTATTTGCCAGGCTTGGCCGGGTAATAGGTGGCGGTCTGGGCGAAAAGCCCGTGTTTCATTGCGTTGAAGCGCGTGCGCCGAGACTCTTCTGCAGTGGGATGCCCTTCGAGATTGGCAGTGACAGCGGACAGCCCCTCCGGAGTGCGCGGCCCAGTGTGCCGCCCGAAGGTAGCCATCAGCCCCTTCTCCCACCCCGCCTGCTCTGCCTCATCCCCACAGTTTGGACAGTTCGCGAAATAAAACCACGGGTGCCAGGGGCGATCAGGAGCGTCCTGAACGGTGTCAGGCTCAGCCTGCCACTTGTGCCGGCACGGCTTGCAATAAAAAGAGACCCGCTTTAACGGGTCAGTGCGCACGTTCCCCATGGGAACGCATAATGGGCTGATTCACAAGACAAAACTAACGGGAAACAAGTCCTACGCCGCGCGTTTATGGAACCGCTCAGGAAGGGGGAAACGTAGAATTCTGGTTCCCAGCAAGTCCATCCCGGGGAGCCATATAATCCAAGCCAAAAAAACCGCCGCAAGGCGGTTTTTTATTTGCCGCCACACCAAACAGATCAACTGTTACTGCACCATTAACAGCTGCTACGACATATCAGCGATGGGGTAACTCTGGTACCAGGTCTTATAGATAGTGCAATTACACCCTCCCTTATCGTTATGACCTGACCTACGGTTACGCTAGCGCCAGATAGGTATTGGCTAGCCGTGTAAATGCAAACGCCCCGGAGTTCTCTCTCGGGGCGTTTTTCTGTTTTACCGAATGAACAATTTTTGGATCACTCGGGGATTAAGAAGTTTTTCAGGTAAGCCTTGAAATCGGGGCCCAATTCGGTGTGTTTGAGTCCGTATTCGACGGTTGCCTGCAGGTATCCCAACTTGCTACCACAGTCGTAACGCTTGCCGCGGAAACGATAGGCCAGCACCTTTTCCTCCTCCAGCAGGCGAGCAATGGCATCGGTCAACTGGATCTCGCCACCAGAGCCCATGCCCGTCGTCTCCAGCAGATCGAAGATCCGTGGATTAAGAATATAACGGCCGACCACGGCGAGATTCGAGGGCGCCTGAACCGGCTTCGGCTTCTCGATGATGTTTGAGACTTCCGAAATATAATCATCGACCCTGGCGGAGCTAACGATACCGTACTTGTCGGTGTCTTTTTGCGGGACCTCTTCCACACCAAGAATGCTGCAGCTGTGTTGGTGATAGAGCGAAGCCATCTGGGCAACAACTCCTTGACCTTTGCCATCGATGAGGTCGTCGGCCAGGATCACAGCAAAGGGTTCTCCGCCGACGACAGGCTTCGCGCACAAGACAGCATGTCCAAGCCCCAACGCTTCAGCCTGGCGGATATAGACACAGGTAACTCCTGCAGGTACCACGTTTCGAACCAACTCCAGAAGCTTCTGCTTACCTTTTTTCTCCAGCTCCATCTCAAGTTCGGCATTCTTGTCGAAATGGTCTTCGATGGCACGTTTGGAGCTGCTGGTTACAAAAATGAGTTCGGTGATGCCAGCCTCTACAGCCTCTTCAACTGCATACTGAATGAGCGGCTTGTCGACGACCGGCAACATCTCCTTGGGATTGGCCTTTGTGGCAGGAAGAAAACGTGTCCCCAACCCTGCAACTGGAAAAACTGCTTTTGTTATAGTGGCACACATAGCTGAAAAGGAACCCATACGGTTGAAATAGGGCCTATTCTATGCGATGGAGAGAATATTTTGGAGCGTAATACTTATCACTACCCATGAAAAAAAGGGGAGCCGGAGCCCCCCCTGATTTGCACTTGTGTAGAACTACGCTAGTGTTTCGCTTTTACTTCGCCGCTGCAGATTGGTCGGCATCAGGTACACTGCTCTTCCCCACCGTGAGATTGCTACGATTTTTAGCCACGGTCTTTTCTCCGATTCCTGGGACACTGGCGAGCTCATCTACCGATTTGAAAGGGCCATGCTCCTTGCGGTACTGAATGATTGCCTGTGCTTTCTTCTCCCCCACCCCCTTGATGGCTGAGGCAAGAGTGGTTGCATCGGCTGTATTGATATTAACCGGTCCCGCCCAAGCGGCCCCAGTCAAGAACATAAGAACCAGCAAAACGACTCCCATCAGATGTTTCATGAATTGTCCTCCGTTACATTCATGTCCGCGCAATTGTGCGCGAAAATGACATTAAGGCAGGCATGGTCTATTCGTCAAGAAGCCCAACTGTAATCATCCATGGTTGCCATCTGTAGGAAAATTCATCATTTCGTTCCTGCCAGCTCATCCTCGATCCGCTGCAGCGCCGTCAGAGGTTCAGGGGCTGCT